CATCAGTCTGAGTTTGAATCAAAACACCCACAGATAGAAGTTAGATCACACACAGCAGACAAACAAGCATTACAAAACGCTAGATCAGATAGAACAGAAACAGCTGCACCTATATTACTACCCTTAAATGGTTTAAAGACAGCTAACTCTGGCACAAGTGTGATTACGGTTACAGAGCCAAGTCACGGGAGATCTAGTTCTGACACTGTTAGGTTTTACGAAGTGGCTAGTTTTGATGGTATAACAGCGGCTAATATTAACCGATCTGCTGGGTATACAATAACCAAAGTTGATGATAATACTTATACATTCACTGTTGCAACAGACACGGCAACAACAGGTAATTTAAGAGGAGGAGGCGGTCGAGCATATGCTGGGCCAACTACAATAACTGCATGACAACATATTCTGAATTAGTAACACAAATTAGAGATTATACGGAGACGGACAGCAACGTATTTACAACCGTTATTGTCAACGATTTTATAGAACATGCTGAACTTAGAATATTCAGAGACGTTGATCTTGATGTATTTAGAAAATATCAAACAGCCAGTTTAACATCAGGAGATGCTTTTGTGGCTATGCCAGGGGCTACACCGACAAGTTTTAGCTTTATTAGATCTGTTAATATATTCAGTCCATCTGGGTCTTTGGGTGGTTTGACAGATAATGAGAGAAGGTATTTAGAGAAAAAAGACACTAGTTTTATGAGTGAATACTCTCCAGATAGGACTAGCACAGGCATTCCAAAATATTATGCAAACTGGGACAACGACACAATACTTCTTGCTCCAACGCCAAATGCCGCATATACTATAGAACTAGCGTATAATGCGCTACCAACAGGTTTATCGTCAAGCAACACGACGACTTGGGTTAGTAATAACGCACCTCAATTGTTGCTTTATGCCTGCTTAGTCGAAGCTTTTAAATTTTTAAAAGGTCCCGACAACATGCTCCAGACGTATGAAAGTTATTATCAACAATCATTATCACCATTCGCTGGTGAGCAGATGGGGCGCAGAAGACGAGATGAATATATGGACGGCGTACCACGAATTGGTGTAAGGTCCACAAACCCATAAGGAGAAAATAAATGGCAAACGTAATATCAAATGTTTTTAAGGAAGAGTTGCTCAAAGGCAATCATGACTTTGATGGGGGTGCTACTTATAAGTTAGCTCTATTCACATCGTCAAAGACGGTGTCTGCTTCTGATCCAACTGCTTTCAATACAACTAACGAAGTTTCTGCTTCAGGAACAAACTACACATCAGGTGGTTCAACTTTAGCAAACCCATCTGTAACTGGTGGATCAAGTGCATCAACTGCATTTGTTGACTTTGATGATGTATCTTTTACAGATGCTACATTCACAGCAAAGTTCGCACAGATATACAGGTCAGACGGTAGTGCACCGACTAACAACTCTGTTTTAGTTTTGGATTTTGGTGGTGACTTCACAGCAACATCTGGAACATTTACAATACAATTTCCGTCAGCAGGCACAAGTACAGCGGTATTAAGATTAGCGTAGGGAGGTTCAATGGCGTTTTTAGTAAACGATCGAGTTAAAGAAACCTCAACCACTACTGGAACAGGCACACTAAGTTTAGCTGGTGCTGTATCTGGTTTTCAAACTTTTGTTGCAGGCATTGGTAACAGTAACGTCACCTACTATGCTATCGTCAATGACAGCGGCACAGAGTTTGAGATTGGTATCGGCACAGTTACTGACGCGTCACCCGACACATTATCAAGAACAACTATTTTAGAAAGCTCTAACAGTGATAGTGCTGTTGATTTTTCATCAGGCACGAAGACTGTATTCTGTACACTACCTGCAAGCAAAGCAGTATTCGAAGACAATAACAATGATGTCACTTTACCAGATGATTTAATTCTTGGATCAGACAGCGCTGTTCTTAAATTTGGTGCTGACTCTGATATCACAGTAACACACGCAGCTGACACCGGCCTTACAACAAACGGAACATTTCAAGCAACCACAATAACTGCAACCACAGCTTTTGTACCTGATGCATCTGACGGTGCAGCACTTGGTACAACCGCACTAGAGTTTTCTGATTTATTCCTGGCGGACGGTGCGGTAATTAATTTTGGTGATGACCAGGATATAAACATTACACACGTTGCAGATACAGGACTAACCACAAACGGAGATTTTACAGTTGGTGATGATTTATTTATTTCTGGTGGTCTCATTGATCTTAAAAATGATGGTAGTTTTGTTTCACAAATTAAATTTTATTGTGAGTCTAGTAACGCTCATGCGCAAACACTTATAGGTGCACCACACGCAGAGTCTGCATCTAATACTTTAACATTACCAAGCACTGGTGGTAACGCTCGTTTAGTTTCAACAGCCTCTACTGCAACTCTTACAAACAAAACATTAACTTCACCAAAAATAAATGAAGACGTAGCGGTAACTTCTACTGCAACAGAACTAAATGTACTAGATGGCATCACTGCGGTTGTAGGTGAACTTAACGCATTAGACTTAGGCAGCACTGCAGTTGGTACAGCGATTGCTTCTAAAGCAGTTATTCTAGATTCTAACAAAGATTACACTGGTATTAGAAATTTCACAGTTACAGGTGAACTAGATGGAGCTACACTAGATATATCTGGTGATGCAGATATCGA